CATGGACTGCTATCCAACCCGGAGCGATAGCCATGGGAGTCTTGTGAAAGGTAATTCCCAGTTCATCGAATTTCATGAATTTTTCAAAACGCAATTCTGGAAGGCTCAAGAAGCTTGGAATCTTCTTCATAATGATGTTATAAAGCCGGTCTGTGTGATTAGATCGTATGCAATCTGTCACGCCTAATTCCCAGAGAAGCTGAACACATTGGTCTCGGTCATCGCCAAGGGTCTGCTCGTACGCTTGAGGTGTGCCTTCTGACCACTTGCTTATAGTTTGGAAGTCAATCTCGTCACCAATGGTAACTGTTTGGTCTGGCTTAAAGGTCTTGAGGAATCGTGCTATGTTCTGAGTAACATGTACGTCCTCGAAAGGCACTTGCAAGTCGCTCAGGATTACGATTTTCTTCATCAGTCCTCGTCGTCGTCCTCGTAGGGTATGTTATCTATTCGGTTGGGCAGATTAGGCACAATCCAGTCAGGGAACGATTCGCGGTCTGATAGTAGCCAGAACGCATGAGTCTCAGTAAAGCCAGCCTTACGCAAAGCCTTGTAATACTCATTCAATGCTATTGCATAAGCATCTAAAGCCGAGTAAGTATCCAAGTCTATGACTGGTCGTTTCCTTGCCATGGCTTAAGTGTTACTTACCTAGTAGGTCGATGATGGTATCGACACGCGCCTCTAATCTAGAGACTTGATCCTTAAGGCTTGACCCGCTATTGGGCTTGAGTTCGATTAAGTAATGCTTAATCATAAACTGGACATAAGCTGCAACGCCGCCAAGAACTGTAATGATAGCGACGGATAATGCCGCGTAGTCCTGCGCGCTCATTTCTTAGGCGTTGCGTATCCAAATACGCCAGCGACGATTGAGCCAAGGATTGAGCGGTAATCCAGCGAGAAGTTTGAGGTTGTGCCCCAAACTGCTAGGAAGGCTCCGATGCTTAGGACGATTGGGTTCTTCATTCTGTCTCCTCTGGGATGTCGATTTCTTCAACGATGTTGTTATTGGGCTTTGTTGGGTCGTAGCCACCGATGCCGTAGGTAATTTGCTGTCCCATTTATGCCACCCTTATCCAAACGAATGGAATAGACGTGGCTGCGGATAACGAAGAAGCAGTTGCAAATGCACCCGTAACTGAACTTTGTTGATATCCTTGAATTTGAAACGAACCGATTGAGGTTACGCCGAATATATAACTGTTATCATTAGTTTGTGAAGTGCTTGCTCCGGTATAAATGGGAGATGATGCTGCTGTTCCTTGTTGGCAAAAAACTAGCCAATACATTCCGGGCGCAAGCGATTGAGATATTGTTATTTGATAAACCGCCGTACCGACAGTTGGGTTTACTGTGCCAGCATCAAGGACCAAGGTAGAAGGCAAGCCATTTGAGTCATTGTATATTCCCAATCTAACACTAGGAGTTCCAACAAAAGCACCTGAAGTTCTAATTGCGATACGATCCAACGAAGTTGTTTGAGATATAAAAATCGGTTGATAATATGATGTTTGATGTGAGATTGTAATAGCATCAAATCTTGAAACAGCGGTTTGATAATAATTACCCGAAGTTTTATTTACATTTGGTTTTACTACGCCAATATCATAGGCAGTTTTAACACTGTTAGGTGTTGCCGCTGTTGTAGTCGATGTTGATGATGTTGAGTCTGTCAGCTGTAGAACGCCAGCGGCTGATGTTGATCCAGCTGAGACTGAAAGATTGGCAGAAGTAGAACTTCCAGCATTAGTAAGCGGTGCATTAACCGCTATGACTCCGGATGATCCAGTAGCTCCCGTTGCTCCTGTACTGCCGGTAGCCCCTGTATCGCCTCGAGGAATAGTAAAGTTAAATGTTGCAGCTGATGAAGTACCTGAATTTGTTACCGAAGCTGATGTACCCGCAGCACCTGTAGTTGTGCTACCGACTGCGATGGTAGCCGCAGTTCCGTTAGTTCCGTTTGTACCGTTAGTTCCGTTTGTACCGGCATTACCTGTATCGCCTTTAGCACCTTGTGGAATAGTGAAATTAAATACGGCAGCAGAAGATGTACCTGAATTGTTTACGGAAGCGGAAGTACCAGCTGCGCCAGTCGATGTTGTACCAACCGCAATAGTGGCAGCAGAACCAGTGGCCCCTGTATCGCCCTTGTCACCTTTAGCCCCAGTCGCTCCGGTCGCTCCTGTAGCACCGGTCGCTCCTGTGGCTCCTTGTGGCCCTTGTGGGCCGGGAAGGCTATTAGCAGCAGTTTGAACAAGTTGAGTAACCTGTTCTACGACTACGTTATTTTCGTCAGGTTGGATAATTACTATCTCAGACACGAGTTACCTCTGCACTTACATTCAGAGTGCCTTGGATAAGGCGAGTAACGATATTGCCAGAAGATTTGATTTCAAGGTCATAAACGTAATTCTTAGCAACCAAGGCAGCAGTCTGTGTGGCAGTTGCATGAACCACAATAGTGCCAGTAGAACCCGTGATGGTAATACCTGATCCTGTAGATAGGGTGAGGTCAGCGGTTGCGCTGTTAGGGTTTACGCGCAACTGCATAGCAGCTGTATATCCAGTTAGGTTGATGGCTGTACCTGATGAATCTTTATAGATAAGGGTCAAGTACCAGTCAGAGCCTTGGTCAATAGTTGAGTTATATGTACTTGCCATTATTTGCCACCTATCATCGGGATGTTAAAGAACGTAGAATCTGTGTCGCCCGCTTTGGTAAAGCTGATATGGCAATGATGGTCGTGCTTATTAATGCCATCATAAGGACGCCAAACCCAAGATTTCTTAGACGACGCGATTCGACCTGCGAATATGATGTAAGCGATTCTCTTATCGCCACCTCGAGCACAGAGTCGTATCTGATCTGCAAGGTCAGGCATGAGGTCTGGCTTGGCTTTACCAGATAAATCCCTGTCAATATCAATTGCTCGGACGATACCTTGTTCATCAGGATTGTGGTCAGAAGGACGTGCCTGATGACGAGTGTCGCCAATCCAGCCGTCCGAGGTTCTATCTCTATCTGGGAAACTATCATCGGTCTGCAACCTTAATTGTTGTCCTGCTTTACAAAGTCGTGGAGTTGTCAATTTCATCTCCTTGTTCGATAAACGTGTCAGTTATTGGATCATAGGTATCGCCTATGCCAGCAAACTTGCCACGAATTTTGGCATTGTAAGAAGTCTTAATCCAAGTGCCACCAAGGTTATCAAGTAGCCATTGATAGCCTTCGTCGGGTTCATTGTTATCGGTTACTAAGACGCGCATAACTATGTTGTCTTTATCTAATTCAGCAAAATGTGCCATTATGCCACCGCCGTTTTTAGATAACGAACTATTATTAAGCCAGAACCACCTGCTGCACCTGTAGTTCCAGATGCAGGAATGTCATTACCTCCGCCACCGCCACCACCAGTATTTACAGTTCCAGCAACTGCTGAGATTGGAGATCCGCCACCTTGACCGCCTCGTCCGCCGCCGCCAGCTCCACCTAACCCAGAGCCAGAACCGCCATTAGTACCACCTCCGCCACCGCCGGAATAAAAACCTGATACACCAGTTGAAGTTGCAGTAGCCCAAGAAGAATAAGTACTAACTCCTGCTCCTCCTACACCGCAAGTAAAAGTAATTGCGTTACCTCCAACGGCTCCAGCACCACCGCCGCCACCACCAGCTCCAGCTGTTGCGTTTCCTGAGCCTCCAGAACTTCCTTGACCAGATGTGGCTGAACCACCAGAACCAGAAGAATAAGTGCCTCCGCCACCAGAACCGCCAGTTTGACCAGCATTAGTTCCACCTTGAGTACCACCACCGCCGCCACCTTTAACCAAAGTTAAAGAACCGAATTGTGAATCTGTTCCTGTTGTTCCAGCAGAAGTAGTTGTAGAACCAGCACCACCAGCTCCAATAGTACAAGTGTAAGAAGTAGGACTTAAAGATTGTGAAGTGAAACCAAAAAGACCTCCAGCACCACCGCCGCCGCCGGATTGCTGACCACCGCCACCACCACCAGCAATAACTAATATATCTGCTGTAAGTGAAGCGTTTGTAATGCTTAAACTTCCAGTCGATGTGAAAGTTCGATAATAGTAAGTCGCATCGTTACTTAAAGTTCCCCCAGAAACCACAGGTTTAGGCGGAAAAGGTGTATCAAATAAACCCGTTGTAATTGCGCCAATCATTAGGCAACGCCACCTACGACGTACCAAGTATCTGTAGCGGTCTTAATGCAGACGGCTGTCTTGTATTGCGCTAAAGTAGGAGAAGCTGCTACTGACCCAGATGAAAGAACTGTGGTAGTTCCAGAGGTAACTGCGCTAATTGTACAAGTTCCTGCGCCTTTGTTAAGGATTGTAATGGCTGTACCCACTGGAAACGCCACAGAAGCGTTAGTAGGAATCTTAAATGCCACCGCTGTGGCTTTGTTCATGGGGACTAGGACTTGGTATTGATCTGTTAATACAGCTGTGTAATCCGCTGTCTGGTCTGAGCCGACAGTAAAGGTAATCAACCCATTGACTGTTGAGGCGGTTAATACATCGCCTGTTGCTGCTGGTAGTCCTGTTGCCATTATTACTCCTAGTATCCCAATGTATTAGTGCCGATTATACCGTAATACGAGCTTCCAACGATGAAGCCATCGGCTATTGGCTCAAGCGTTGTAATAGTTGCCATCATCTTATTCGGGGTGATTTCCCAGTTAATACCTTGATATTGCAGGTTCTTTACAATAGTCGAGCCATCGGGCTGAACATTGGTAATGAGAAGATTATCAAAGTAATCGAGGCCAATCATTGTGTCGGTTGGCACGGCTGGGTCTAATAAATCTACAACCATCTGGTCAATTCTGATTGTTGTTGCTGCTCTGGTTGCTATGTATTCGGCTGCTACGTTAGCCACGATTGCATCTGTCTCAGCCACAAGGTCAGTTTGATTGATGCCATGAGGAAAATACTTATCCACCGATGCCTGATTGGTCGCTGTGATAGTTGCCCCGCCAACACGGGCAAAGTTGCCAGTATTAATGATGAGTTTGTCATCAAAAGCAAATACAAGGTTTCGGTAAGGAATCCCGCCGGATTGATTAAACTCTACAGGTGTTTTAGATAATGAGTTCATAACGTCTGTGCGGTTCCTGAATATAGCTGTGCCAGCCCCATTCATGTAGAACGCGCCTGTCTCAGAAAACTCGGCGTTCTTGATTGCCCCAAGAGCGGTACGAGCTGTGCCGGGATCTGCAATACAGGTATTTAACCCTGTAGAAATTGTGCGCATCGATGAAGGAAATAACACTTGATTAAGGATGGCAGATACTCGGGCAGAAGTAGTTTGTCCTGCTGGGGCAGAATCTACTGTAGTTATATTGGCAAGATTGAATAAACGGAAAGCATCTGTGGCTGAAATATCGACATACCCAGTTTCCTGATTGACTGGGTATGTGTATTTGTAATCTGTAATATAACCAGAGAATAGATATTTCTGGGTTGTTGCCGTAGTAGCCGATACGCGTATCTTTCTAAGGGGTGCCAAATACCCGTAGTAAGGCGATGAAGTGTTCTGAGGGTTGAAATATGAGTTAGGGTCTAGAACGCGTATAACAGCCGTTCCAGCCTCGTAAGTGTCACGCTGGATATTGCGCCCTCGGGTAATGCTGATGTTATAAACGTTGGGCGTTAGATCGATGACTGGTTCAGGCAAGTCAGAAGTGCCAAGGGTGTTAGTGCCTAGGATTCCATATTTTGGATCACCAATAACGAAACCCGAATACCCAAAAGTAGCGCCATTGGAGTAATCAAAGGAAACGGCTATCTGTGCTGGTAATGCCATTATCCAAAGGTACTAACTAGGCGTTGAACTGAACTTGGAATACCTGAAAGGCTTTGCACTTGGAGGCTGTCGGCGATGGCTTTAGTCAGGGTTGAATCTCCGCTGATTTTAAGTTCAATGGCATTAGGGTTGTAACTTAATCCTGTTTGGGTGTTATATGAAATCATGGCATTTGATGGCAATGAGTTGGAAGCATTGGTTGTAGGTAAAGCAGGAGAAGCAGGATTTATGTTTGTGACTGCTCGTTCGCCATTTGTACTTAATCCGCCAAGGGCAGCAGCTTTAACCGCTAGACCATTTAAGTAAGCATCAAGATATTGAAATGGGTTTTTGGCATCTGGAAGGCTAGCGAGTAATCTTGAAAGATTGCCAGTTGAATCTTGAGCCATAAGAATCTGATCTGTCAGCCTTTTGGCTTCTGCCTCATTGCCGTTGAGAAGGGCTAATTGAGCTTCTACGCGCTTCTTTTCGTCATCAGATAATTTGCCCTTAAGAGCAGCGACAAGTTCAATCTGTTGAAGGTCAAAGATTTTGCCTTCTTTTTTAAGAGCAGCTTGTTTCTTTTGTTCAGCAGTAAGGGCTTTTTGAGCAGACATTTGCTGCTTATACAATAAAGCCTGTTGTTTTTCGATTGCTTTTAATTTAGCATCATTAGCAACTGAACTGCGGAATAATTCTTTTCCTGGAATGCCATGTGGGACTTTTGACAAATCTTGAGCAGCGGGAGCATTTGAGGCCATACCAAAATAGGCTTGACCAAAAGCATTAGCCGCATTACTAAATAACTTGGCAGCTTCTACCAAACCTGTTCCGAAAGCATCGATGATGCCGCTCAAGTTATTTACTCCCGTAGCAACATTTCCCGAACCGCCACTAGCAAGTGTAAATAAAGCCTGTCCAGCACTTTCTTGGAGATTATTCATTGACAATGAAAGAGCGTCAATTTGTCCTTGATATGTGCTGAGGTAAGCCTTACTTGAACCCTTAAATTTACTATTAAGAATGTCTTGGATTTCGCTAAAAGATTTAGCCTTGAGTTCGGCGTCAGTCAGACCCAAAGAATACTTTTTTAGAGATTTGGTGTTTCCATAATAGGCTCTAGCCAAATCCTCGGTAACAGTAGCAAGATCAACGGCTGAACCTCGAGAGACCTCAATGGAAGTGTTAAGAATAGATTGAGATTTGGCTATCGAACCGGTTTGCTGCAATAATCTTTGAAACGCAGGACGAAGTTGGTCATCAGCAATTTTTGAAGTTTTCTCAAGATTGGCGATGTAGTCTGTAATATAAGGGTTGGCAAATTCAAGTCCAAGGTTTTTGACAGCGTTGGATAATCTTAATGCTGCGGCTGAATCATCTGCAAAAGCCTTGACAGAAGCTTTGCCAAAAGCAACCACCGCCGCTGTGCCAAGGGTAAAACCAAGAGCTGAACCAAGTTTTTTTACATTCTTTTCAAGTTTTACTACAGCACTATCGGCTTCTTTGAAAGCCTTCTTGCCCTTGAACTCGGCGGCTAAATCAATTCTTAAATCTGCCATCAGAATTTATCCTTCATCGAATCAAACTTATCTTTGGCCTTGTAAATTGCTTTAACGACGCCATCTTGGGCTTTTCCACGATCTTCTTCAAATGCTCTGAATATGGCTCGACCCTGCATCTTTTGTTTGTCGCCTTTGATTTCGCCGGGAAGATTAGGTGTAAATTTGCCAGAAATGCCAGACTTGCGACCGGCTGTTTCGTAAATTGCTCCTGCTGCTGATTTATTAAAAATAGAAGCAAGAGCTGAAAAACCTTGGCGATTGACACGGCTGGGAGTTGATTTATAAGTAATGCCTTTACGGGCAATTCCAGAATCATAAGCCACACGTTCCCATTGGCCTTTTTGATTGCCTACAAGCCATCCGCTCATAACCGCGTCATTGTTAGGCATATATCCTCGAGCCTGCTTTACGACAGGCTTAAGAAATGAAGCAATTTCTTTGCTAGTTTCTTTGGCAAGAGTAGGTTCAACTATAGAGAGGGCTTTTCTAAGAGCGACCGCGCCTTGCAGCTTTACTGGC